TATTCCCAGAAAAATGGGTTTACGGGTTCCAAGCTAATCCTTCCCCCCATGCCGGGGTATAGCAAGGGTGCGGAGATTCAGTTCAACTTCTACCAACAGTATCGTAACGACGCCCAGATAGCGGAGGGTTGGGCGGCACACATAATCTGGTGCGACGAGGAGTGCCCCCAGAAGTTGTTTGAAACCCTACAATACCGTTTAGTTGACCTGAATGGACGTATCATCCTGACGTTCACCACCTTAAACGGATGGACTCCCCTCGTGGCTGACATCTGTGCCCGCAAGAAGGTTTTGAGCAAGCGGTATAGTTCATTGATGGGCAGGGACATACCCTATGCCGAGGAATCGTTAAGCCGCTCGGGGATGCGGATTTACTATTTCTGGACGGAGGACAACCCCTTCATCTCCACTAAGCAATTCCTGAAAGACCTTAAGACTAGGCCCGATGATGAGAAATTGGCCCGCGCCCACGGCATCCCCACCAAGGCCGCTGCGTCCAAGTTTCCCAAGTTTGATGAATCGGTCCACGTTCTTGATAAGCTTCCTTGGCAGGACGACCCGGAGGATAGGAAAAAATACACTCGTTACATGGTGGTGGACCCCGCTGGCAACAAGCCTTGGTTCATCATCTGGGCGGCGATTGATGCATTTAACCGTATTTATATTTATAAGGAATGGCCAGATGAGGGGTTTGGGATGTGGGCCGAACCCGCTGAAACCCTTGAGGGTAAGCCCGGATTTGCCCAGAAGCCCCTAGGATATGGCTTAAATGACTATGTGGATGTCTTTAAGGAGGCAGAGCAGGGGGAAGAAATGTTTGAACGCCTGATTGACCCCCGGCTATCACAGGCCAAGACAAACGGTAGGGATGGGGCCATCACCCTGCTTAGTGAGCTAGAGGACATGGGATACACTTTCATCCCCGCTCCGGGCATTGATATTGAGGACGGCATTGCCCTGATTAACGATAGGCTTAATTACAACACAAGTGAACCCATCGGCAGTACCAACAGCCCAAAGCTCTACATCTCAGCCAAATGCGTTAATGTAATTGATGCGCTCAAGAACTATTCCGGGTTTAGCCGCGAGGAGGCATGGAAAGACCCAATTGATTGCATCCGTTATTTGCTGGTTTCGGGCGCGTGCCACGCCGACTCAGACGGTACGGTTGACACGGGACGAACGTTTTCTTATTGAGAATCAATCGCAGATTATTCTTTCCACGATATAAACCATTGCTTACCTAACATTTAGATATGAATCCCTACGACAGTACCGAGAATCGGAAAAAGATTCTCGCAATGCAATTGGAAGTGAACGCGGCGTCTCAAGCCGCTAGTTCCGCCTCACGCTCTGGTTCCGCTGATGCCGATGCCCTTTGGCAGACATGGCGCGACCTTAATACGGAAATGCAACAGTATATTGAAACTTTAAAGCGCGGTTAATATGCAATCACCGATTACTACCAAGAATCAAGACCCACGGACGGACTACACAATGATGGTGGCCCCCAAGGAGGGCGATGGTCCCAACCTGCCCGCCTTGCGTCTTTCGTTTGAAAATACCGTGCGTGATTGCTCGGCGTTTGTCAGCCAATGCCGTCTCAACTTTGAAACCCGCTACGCCATCTGGAATGGCCAAAGCGCAGACGGTAAGAAGCACGCCCGCGAGGGTGCCGACCTTGACCCGACCCCTTGGGACGGTGCAAGCGACATGAAGAATTACATCTCGGACCAGATTGTGAACGAGAAGGTTGCGATGCAATGCATGGCGTTCAAGCGCAGCAATCTTGAGGCGGTTCCAATTCAGGGTGCGGACATCACCCGCGCCCGCGATGTTTCCAATTTCATGCGCTGGTTGGTTTATAGCCAAGTGCCCGAGATGGAGCGCGAGGTTGAGCTTCTATCCCAATTTATCAATGAAAAGGGCGTGGCGATGATGGGCCAATTCTGGGAGACAACTCAGGAGAAAACCCTTGATACCCTGCGCCTTGTGGACTTTCAGGCCAAGTTTCCGCAAGTTAATATGCTGGAAATGCTAAACGACGAAATGGCCGTGTCGCAGCTTAAAGAAATCCTTAAGCAGCATTACAAGTGTTCAGACAGGAAAGCCAAGCAGATGGTTGCCGACCTTAAGGATTCGGGCCAATGCTCCATTCCCGTTCTTGGTCGTGCAATTAGCCGTCCAGTTATGCGGGCGTTTAATCTGGATGAGGACATCTTCATTCCCCCGTTTGCAACGGACATTGAGCTTTGCCCCTACATTTTCCGGGTTCAATACTTCACCGCCGATAAGCTGCGTTCGTTTGCTCTCACTGAAGGCTGGGATGAAACTTGGGTTGAGAACGCCATTCTTAAACTGCGTGGCCGCATGATTCCCTTGGTTCCCGACCAAAACCTAGCCCCAATCAGCCGCAACTTCATTTACCGCTATCAGCGTTATCATGATTTAATTGGCGTAGTGTATGCCTATCAGAAGCTTACGGACGAGGACGGCGTTAGCGGTATTTACCTGACCGTCTTTAATCCCATGATGCCCGCCGACAATGAGCAGCCGGGATATGCCAAGTTTGGTTTGCTTGGCTACAAGCATGGGCAGTATCCGTTTACGCTGTTTCGCCGGGAGTACTTAACCCGTCGCCTGCATGATTCCCGTGGTATTCCTGAGATTGCGATGCCCGCCCAAAACATGATTAAGGCGCACCGGGATTCCCGCATTGATGCCGCGTCTATCGCCATCATTCCTCCCCTGATGTACCCCGCTGGGCGCGCTCCGTCTCGTTGGGGTCCGGGCGTTAAGGTTCCTGAGCGGCGTCCGGGCGAGTACCATTATGCCGACCAACCCCGTGGTGATGTAAACACCGAAAACTCAGAACGCATTATTACGGAAAATCTCCGCGAATACTTTGCTTTGGCCTCCAAGGAGGGCGACCCGTCGGCCAGAGACCTGATGAATCAACACCAGATTAATAAGTTTTTGTCGTCCCTATCCAAATCGTTTAACCAAGTTTGGAAACTCTATCAGCAGTTTGGCGATGATAACGTGTATTATCGTGTTATTGGACAAAATTCCGCCCAGCCCACCCGCTTTGGTAAGGGCGACCCCACTGAATGTTATGACTTCTACCTCAACTTTGACGTTCAATCCATGAACGCCGAGCAGGTTGAGAAGAAACTAACGCAACTGTTTGGCATTGCCACACAAGCAGACAAATATGGGCAGGTTGATTGGACCAAGATGCTTACAATGGGCATGGCGTCTATTGACCCGACAATTGCGGAAAGCGTCATTCAGCCCCGCGCCAACGCCACTAAACAGGTGATTGCCGAGGAAAAGAACGCCCTTAGCCGCATTGCCGCTGGTTTCGTGGAGGATTTTGACTCCAAAACGCCCCCGGACATCTCCATGCAAGTTATGCAGCAATGGATGCAAATGCCTGATGTCCAACAGCGTTACAGCCAAGACCAAACGTTTAAGGCCCGCGTTGACACCCGAGTTAAGCAAGTTCAGCAAGCTATTGCCCAGCAACAAAATGCGCAAACCGGACGCTTGGGAGCTTCATTTGACCAAGTAATGCAAAAAGAGCAGGGACAGCCGTAACCTATTACCATGAAACAAGTTAAAGCACTCAAGTACAAGCCGATGGCCTATACCGACGCCGAAATGGGTCAAGCCATTCGTGAACTAAAGGGCCATAGGTCATTTATGCTGTTTTGTGAGGCATTGCACAACTTGCGGGAAGCCTCGCTTGCCCGTATGTGGCATGATGACGTGATTTCCGATGAACGGGTTTCCCTATGTTATCAGGTGGAGGCCCGCGTTTATTCTGACATTATTAATCGGATTGCCGATGCTGGCGAACACCGCCTACAAGTCGTTGATGACGAACAGACTTGACAAACATTTTCCCGCAGGTGAATAATCCTGCAACGTCTTGGGTCGCTTACCCATGTGTTAGTTTTTGTTTCTTGGATACTTAAAACCATGTCTGACGATACTACGGTCACTTCACCGACCCCGGCTACGGCCCCAACTGGCGATGGAATAAAGGGCAACTTGTCACTGGATAGTGCCGCACGACACCTGATGAAGCTCTCGACGCAAAGAGAAGAGATTCAGAAGCCGGAAGCCACCCCAGAGACTACATCCGAAGCGGCCCCGGTGGAAACACCGCAGGACATTAAGCCTGAATTGGAACAGGCAGAACAGGAACCTACTCAGCAGTCAGAGGGTCAAACCGAAGAAGCCATCCCAACGGAGCAGGCCGATTCAGAACCCGATGACGTTCTTTCTCAACTATCTACACTAGACCCCAAGGCGCAGGAAATTGCCAAAGCCGCTCTCGAAAGACAAAAGGAGCGGTTGGTTGGCAAGTTTGAAAAGCGTATTGGTAAGGAAGTGGCAAAGCGCAAGGGCATAGAAGAGTCCCTTTCGGGACAGCTTAATGAGATTAGGAATCAGTCTCAGCCCCAAACGCCGCCGCCTCCCCCGCCCGTACTCAATCCGAACAATCCGCTTGGCCACATCTCTGACATTCAGTCTCTTAACCAAGAGTTCTCGAAAGCCAAAGAAGCCATGCGACTTTCCGAAGACCTTATCGCTCAGATGGAAGACAACGGTACAGATTCCATCGAATATGGTGGGCAACAATTTACGAAGCAAACTGTAAAGACTGCTATGAGAAACGCCAAGCGCGTCGTAGAAGACCACGCCCCCCAGCAAGCTCAGTTCTTGCAAGCGCGACAAGCCAATTCCCAGCAGGCATTTGAAATGTTCCCGTGGTCGAAAGACAGAAATTCCACGGAATATGTTATGGCGCAGCGGTTTTTAAATGACCCGACTGTGGCCAATCGTGCTGACCGGGATGTTGTCGTGGGTCTTCTGGTGGAGGGGTTTAAGGCGGTTGAGGCGCGTAAAAACGTCAAAACCGACTCAAAGCCCGCTCCCAAGCCGAAAGCTCCCGCCTCCCAAGGCGAGTTTTCTTCTGCTTCTGGTGCCTCCCGTGCCCCGGAATCTGAAATTAACAGGGCCAGAAACACTAGTGAAATTGATAAGCTGTTGAACAAGAAAGGTGGACTGAAGGTGTCCGACGCTGCCCGTCTATTGCTCCATACTGAACAAAATCTCAAGAAACGTTAAACTACAATGGCTCAAGCTACAACTTACAATCTCGTCGGCGTCCGTGAGGATTTGACCGATTTTCTTACAATTCTCGAACCCGAGGATTGCCCCAAGACATCTATGTTTGCGAAGACCGTGCGTCCTCGTCAGCAATATCAAGAATGGCAAATGGACACACTGTCCGCGCCCTACTTCCCCGGCAAGCTTGAAGGTCAAGACTATGCCTCGTTCCAGAACAAAGCCGCAAATCGTGGCCGCGTTGGTAACTTTGTGCAGACTTTTGCCCGCACATGGATGGTTTCCCGTCTCGCGGAGGCCGCTGATGTGGCTGGCGTGAGCAACGAGGTCGCCAATGCCAAGGTTAAGGCCGCTCGTGAACTCAAGCGCGACATCGAGTCTGCGGTTGGTTCCGACAATGAAATGCAAGCGGACAACGGCACCGTGCCGTATCTGTTCCGTGGTCTGGGCAAGTGGGTTCAATCCACAGCGCAGAGCATTAATGCGGTTCCGGCGAGCTATCTGACCCCCGCTGGCAGCATTGATGCGACAGCCACCGCCTCGCTCACAGAAAACACTTTCAACGGTGTGTTCCAGAGCATCTATGAGGTTAATGGCGGCAAGCGCAATTATATGCTGTTTGCTGGCCCTAACCTGAAACGTGCTATCAGCAAGTTCCAACGCGCCACTGGCTCGTCCGGCACAACGCAAAGCTATCAGGTTATCCAAAACGCCACGGACCATGAGATTTCGCTCAATGTTGAAATCTATGATGGCGACTTCCACCATGTCACTGTTGTTCCCGACCTGTTCAATGGTCTGACAACGGCGGCGACGGAAGCTGGCGTGTTTGCCCCGACCAATGCCAGCCGCGCTCGTGGCTATGTCATTGACTCGGAACTGGTTGGTATCGGCTACTACATCGGTATGCAGTCCGAAGAGTTCCCTGACCAAGGCGGCGGTCGCCGTGGCGCGGTGGAGTCCACCCTGACACTTATGGTCAAGAACCCCAAGGGTTTGGGCAAGTTCAACGCGACAAGCTAACCTTAAATTAGGAGAATAATACAATGGCTGATACAGCAATCACAATTAGCAAGATTCGCACTAGCATCGAAAACAACGCGGAGCGTTTGGCTGGTTATACAAATAAGTATAACGTCCTCTACTCTGACATTGCCTTTGGTTCGGGCGCGACAGACACGGTTACGCTTACGCTTGGCACAACAGCGGCCCTCTGGGTCGTTAAGTCTGCCATCGCGAACGTCACTACCGCCTTCGCTGGCACGGGTGCCATGACCATTCAGGTCGGCACATCGGGCACAGCTAATGCGTTCATTGCCGCTACCTCTATCCTTTCCGCTGGGCTTATTCAGCCTACGAATGGTGCGGGTGCGGTCAATACGCCTGCGTCCTCAACTTCCACAAGCGCGGCCACAATGAAGGCCGTGTTTACAAATGCCACCAGTGGTTCGCCGTCCGCTCTGTCGGCGGGTGCGCTGGACATTTATGTGGAGCACATTGACCTTAGTCGTCTGACTTAAGGTCGGTTTCATGGGTGGGGAGGGAGGCGCGGGCCTCTCTCCCCTTTCCCGTGAATTAATTTACAGTTATGCTTAACAACACTCCCGAAGAAGCCCTTAAGATGTGGTCGCTGGCGGATGCCATGCTTCCCTTTGAAAAAAAGGACATTCAAGAACGCGGAGAGCAGATTGGGAAAGAGCTAAAGGAGGCTGGTTCGCTCCGCATTGATGGCGTAGGACAGCTTTTAGCCAAAATCCCCCTTAATTTATACATTAGATGGCAGCAGCAATATCCCGGTTGCTGGATGGACGAAGAGTTTACTAGGGCGTTCCTAAAGGATAACCCACAATTTAAGGCAGTTACCAAAACCGACAGCCGTAATTCCATCATAATGCCGTGAGAACCGTTCCCTATTCTAAGTTTACAGCAAACATTGCTTCGCTCATCGGTATTGAGCAGGCTAATTTGCAATCTCAGGAACTTTCCATTCTTAACACGTTCTTTAACAAGAACATGAAGTATGCATGGCAGCAAAGTAATTGGATTAGCCTTTGCCCCTACGGTGAATATGTCTCGGCCAACAACTTAATCAATTTCCCGAATACCTTTCAGAATGGCGTTTGGGCGCGGAATAACGCAAACATCACCCCCGAGTCTATCCCCAACCCTATTTCCGGGGAAACGGATGCCTCCACGCTGACAACCACGGGCACCAACGCTTACATTGGGCAGTCATTTACCCCCGTTTCGCTTTATCAGAACTATTTTGGCATTTGGATGCGGGGAACAACCAATTCTACGGTTCCCATTCAAGTGGTCCGCATTTCTGACGGTATTGTGGTTGCCACAGCCAGTTTTTCGCTAACGCAAACATGGCAGTTCTGCTTGCTGCCCTTCACCCCCCTTGATTTGACCCTGCATCGCGTTCAGGTGGGCGGGTCCAACCTGCTTTCGTCAGGTCTTACCATCTACATCTGGCAAGCGGCGGCGGTTGACACTTACGCCATTACCGGGGGAATCATCATCCCCTATTCTCAGGTGGGTGCGCCCCAAATTGACATTCCTATCACGGTTTGGAAAGACGCTCCGTTTAACGCCCAGCCCGCCCGTCGCGTTGGCTATCGTCTTACAGATAAGGGAATCAAGATTAACGACCAAGCGACCAACTTTATTGTAAACAACAACAACGTTTTTACGGTAAACACGACCACAAGCCCCATTCCCGTTTATTATCTTTATTATCGCAAACAATGCCCCGATTTTGCGGCTGATGATTACAGCGGTTCCACGGCCTATTCGCTTGGGGACCAAGTTTATTTCACCTATTCCAACGGTTACAGCGATTTTTGGCAATGCACGGCGACTACAACGGCAGGCCAAAGCCCTCAGACCAATCCTGAGAAATGGTATCTTTTACAAGTGCCATATATGTTTCTGGATTACGTTGTTTATTCTTCGTATGCTGACTGGCTAACCATTGAGGGACAAACGGGTAAATCTCAGGTTTTGAAAAACACGGCGGATGAGATTTTGACCAAAGAACTTGAACGCCAAGAGCTTCAGATGGGCGTCACCATGCCGACGCGGTTCACCACGCACGTTACAAGTCAGGCGTATTACTAATACCCATGCCCTTTGGACCCAATCAAATTAACGTAAGTTACGGACAGTCAACTAATAACCCGTCTGGTATTTCCAACGAGGTTGTCCCGGTTAACCCCGCCCAAACGCCTGCAAACTTTGTTATCACGGGTGGTTCCATTGATGGAACGCCGATTGGTGTAACTACGCCTTCTACTGGTAAATTTACCACGCTACAAGCAACCT